GGCGTCAAAACGGGATACGAGATCCCCGCATCCATGAAACGGGCATTGCTCTGCCCGTCCCTGCCCGCCGATCCGCCCGGGAACCTGGGCCGCGTATGGGTGGATAATAGCGATAGGCGCGAAGCAGTTCCGCTCCGTTTCGGGGTTTGGTCCTACGCCGGCACTGCGGGCGTGGGGGCGTTGAGCCTCGGCTTTCTGCGCACGAGCGTCTACTCGACTTTCGGTTTCCGTCTCGCCTATATCAGTAACGTGCGGTCGGTGTAAATCTGTTGCGCGGGCGGTAGCCCGCGGTGCACCGCACCAAATCAACGAGGAGGCCACACCCTTGGACGAAGCCGGGTTGTATGAATTCTTGAAATGCCCCCACTGCCAGAAGATTTTTGGCGAAGTGCTCGTCATCGAGGGCCGGGCGGTCTACAAATGAGAAGGCCGGGAAATGATCATGCAAAATAACCTCTTGACATTTGCGCAAAACTGTGAGACCGTCGGGCCAGTCATAGCACAAGGGGCTGCCCCGGCCTCAAGAGCGTCCGAAGTCATCGGCGTGAAAGGGGGTTTCGTTATTGGGCCAGTAAGCCCGAGCTGCCCGGATACCGCGAGGTCTGGGGCGCTGCCTTGTGCGCGTGACTACAGTTCGGGCTTATTTTTATGCCCGCCATCGAAACAGTCAAAGCATAAGGAGGTTTCACCATGAAAGAAAACAACAGCATCATCGCATTCCATTACGCCAACGGCCCCGTCCGCATCGTCACCGACCCCTCCGGAAATCAGTGGTGGGTGGCCGCCGACGTCTGCGCCATCCTCGGAATCGCCAACCCGAGAGATGCCGTCGCTGCCCTGGACGACGACGAAAAGAATACCGTCGCCTTTTCCGACGGTATTCCATCGCGCGGAAATCCCAACGTAAACGTCATCAACGAGTCCGGCCTCTACACGCTGATCTTCCGTTCCAACAAGGCCGAGGCAAAGGCGTTCCGCAAGTGGGTCACCTCCACGGTCCTTCCGGCGATCCGCAAGACCGGCGCCTTCGCCTCCGGCAAGTCCGTTGCGAAGCTCACCATCTTCCTGAACGACGTGGCCACGGCAGGCTTCTGCTCCTTCGACACGCTCAAAGAATACTGCTGGCTTCGCACCCTCGGCCTTCCGCTGGACATGGCGGGCCGCGCCACCAACATGGGCGCCACCCACCACATTCAGGCCGTCGACCGCAAGCTGAAGGCCGTCGGGGTCCGCTTCCCCAACCTCCTCTTTGCCACCCGGCGCAAGCTCATGGACGACGCCTTTGAAAAGCTCCTCGCCGAAGCCGAGATGAACGCCGTCGGCGACGCCGTCGCGGCGAAGGAGGTGGCCAATGCATAAGCCGGAGACAATGGACGGAATGCGCGCGGAAATGGCCCTGGCCCCGGTCTTCGACGCCAGGGGTGAACTTCAAACGCTGGTCGGCATCCTCGGCGCGGTGCTCTATCTTTCGGGCCACGACGACGAGGAGCCGTGGAAAGAGGACGTCATTACGGCCCTGGCCCAGATCCAGGAGAAGCTCGCCGATCTCGCCAACGGGCTCGACGGGGCAATTGCAGGAATGAAAATTGTAAAGGAGTGACCATAAAAGACTTGACACTGGGCCGCGTCGGGCGGAAAATGTCTAACCCGAAAGGAGAGAGACCATGAAACTATCGCAAATATACGCCATCGTAGGATGGCCGCTGAGGATTTGGAGAACGAGAAAACTGCCTCCGAAAGCAGTTGAGCATAACATCACATTTGACGAGGCGGTGCGGCGTGTCACCAAAAAGCTGCCGGGCCGCCCGGAGGACCTAATCGGAGACCGGTGGAACTGGGAGGAGGGCGGTCTGCGAATTCTGCCGCGAGTCGCCCCGACTACAGACGCAGAACGAGCGGATATAGAGGAACGGTTGGCAATGCAGACGGCGATGGATTCGCGTTATTGCGACCTGAAGCAAAAGGAGTCCACGGGAAAGCTGTCCGGAGCGGAATTGATGGAGTTGATCGGCATGGAAAGTGGTTGCGGATTGTGCCTTGATAACTACGATCCTGAACAGAGGGCATCCGGCCTGCGGCTGGAAGGCCCAAAATTGTCATTTCGTCTCCCGGGGGAAAAAAGATATCCGCTGGGGCAGCGCCCGGCGTTGTTTCCAAAATAAAAAAAGCTTGACAAAATATCAGATATAGTGTCACATCTTCACCGGCTCTACAACATATAGCAACGGTCAGCGCGTCCAAATCTTCAAGAGTATCGACCGGAACGCCACTTTCGCCCCCGCAGTTTGGGGTAGAAGTGGCGTTTTTTTATTTGGGGCAAGGCGCCACATGTCCAGCCGCAAAATAGAAGATTGCATCCCTGAACTGCAAGAGAAGATTCTCGCCTTTCGGTCCAAGATGGCCCAGGCGGGGATTCCTTTTATGCTCACCTGTACCGCCCGGCAGGTCCGGGAGCAGGTCGCCCTTTACGCTCAGGGCCGCGAAAAATTGGAGATGACAAACGCGCTCCGCCGGGCGGCCGGGCTGGCGCCGATCTCGTTCATGGAAAACAGCCGCAAGGTCACCTGGACGCTTGCCTCGAAACACATCGTCGACCTGGACGACAACATCCCCGGCAACGACCAGGCCCGCGCCTTTGACATCGCCATCACCCGCGACGGCCGGCCCACCTGGGATCTGAAAATCAACGTAAACAAAAACGATCTGCCGGACTACGAAGAGGCCGGGCGGATCGGTGAGTCCTGCGGGCTCCGCTGGGGCGGCAGATTCCCCAGCCCGGACGCCCCGCATTTTGAGGTTTGATAATGTGGTACTCCCTGAAATACACCGACAAAATGCCCGACGGGATAGCCGGCTACGCAAAAGCATGGTTCATCCGGATCCGGCCGCAATACCGCGACGACGTCGGCATTCTGAAGCATGAGGAAACACACGTCAAACAGTTCTACCGCACCCTCGGGTTTTCCAACCTGATGCACACCCTTTGGAAAAAAAGCAAGCTGAAGGCGGAGGTTGAAGCCTATCGTGAGCAGTTGAACTGGCCCCCCGCAATGGCGGACCGGGGGTATTACTTGAATTGTTACGCCGGGTTCATCGCCGACCGGGCGCGCTATGGGCTGGACATCGGCGTTAATGAGGCAAGGCGGCTGCTCGAGTAGATCCGCCTCCGCGGGAGGATATCATGGACTGGAAAGACACCATCGCGAAGGTTACGAACGCGGCCCCGATGCTGGGGTCTCTCTTTGGCGCTCCCGGCATGGCTATCGGGGGGATCGTAAAGCTTGTCGCCTCCGCCCTGGGGGTAGAGCCGTCCGAGGAGGCCATCGCGGCGGAGATCCAGCAGAACCCCGAGGCGCTGCTGACGTTGAAGGAGCTTGAATCGACCCACCGGATCGAGCTGGAAAAGCTCCTCCTGGAGAAGGAGCGGATACGCCTGGCGGACGTCCAGAGCGCGAGGACCCGGCAGACGGAAAGCGAAAAATCTTCCGGCAAAAGGGACATCAATTTGTATGTCCTGGCCTGGCTGCTGGTGCTCGCGTTTTTCGCTCTTACGGGCATGCTGCTCTATTTTTCCTACAGCGGCCGAGCCGTAACCGACCAGACGGGCGTGCTGTTCATGCTGCTGGGCACCCTGTCGACGGCGTTCGGCGGCGTGTTTCAGTACTTCTTTGGCAGCTCGGCGGGATCCACCGCAAAATCGGCCACCATCAACAACATGATGGAGAAAAAGGGCGACTGACGACGTGGACGAGGGAGATTATGCCCAACAGAATGATGAATTTTTCCGGCAACTGGAGCTGCAACGCCATTTTAGCCGGATCGGACAAACACGGCGCGAGGCGCAAACGCAGTACCCCGGGGGCGACCCACTCGGAAGCAATGGGGTGGGCGCCTCCGGGCCCCGCATGTGCCTCGACTGCGGCGAAGAGATCGGAGCGGCACGGATGACGGCAAACCCGGCGGCTGTCCGGTGCATCGGATGCCAGGAGAAAAAGGAGCGAGGCCATTGAACGAACATTGGCAGCTTTTTGCGGCGGTTGCGGCCCTGGTGGCGGCATGGAGTTTGATCATCATCGCGGCGCTGCGGGTCATGTTTTCAAAGTGGATCAAGACCCTTGAGGATAAAATCGCCGGCTTCGGCGAAACCGAACGATCCTGCTCGGCATTGGAGAGGGAGCTGCTCGAATTAAAAGCGGACCTGCCGCTGTCCTACGTGCGCAGGGAAGATTTCATCCGGTTCGACGTCGTCATCAACTCGAAACTGGATAAGCTCCGCGACCTCGTTGTGGAGGCGTTGCGGGGAAAAAGGGAGATCTGAGCATGGATATGGAACGGGCACGGCGGGAGGAAATGCGCTGGAACATCCTTCGGGCGCTCTATGCGGCCCAGCCGATGGGGACCTCGGAGGCGATCATCAAAACCGCGCTCATTGAAATCGTGCCCGATGTGACGGTCATGGACGTCCGGCGCGAGCTGGACTATCTCTGCGANCGCGGCCTGGCCGAGATCAATAAAAACCGGCCCGTGTGGTTTGCGAAAGCGAGCTGGCACGGCATCGATTTCGTTGAATATACGGTTGATTGTTTTCCGGGCATCGCGCGTCCGGAGAAATGGTGATCCCATGCCGGCAAGATCCAAAATAACGCAACTGCCGCCGGAGATCAAAGCGAAGCTGGATCGCCTTCTGATCGCACGGGGCTTTTCCGGATACGATGGCATGACGGACGAGGTGAATGCGGAGCTTGCCGCCGCAGGTTATGCGATCACCCTCTCCCGGTCCGGGTTAGCGCGGTACGGACAGGGTTTCGAAGAGAAGATTGCCCTCTTGAAAATCGCATCGGAGCAGGCCCAGGCGATCACCGACGCCCTGGGTGATGACGCCGACAAAATGGGTCAGTCGCTGACCGTCCTTTGTCAGCAGCAGGCATTTAACGTCCTGGTAAAAATGAAGGAGCTTGATCCGGAAAACATCGATTTCAATAAGCTCACGGTAGCCATTTCTAAGTTGAACAAGGTCGCCGTGGATCAGAAGAAATGGCAGCGGGAAATCAAAGAAAAGGCGACGGCGACCGCCGACGAGGTGGTCAAGGTGGCCAAGCAGGGCGGCCTCTCAAATGAGAAGGCCGAGGTCATCAAGAAGAAGATTCTGGGGATCGTGTGACGACGAACGATAAAACACCCATCACAGATTTTGACCTGGCGCGCGGCGCTACGGGCGTCCTTTTGCCCTATCAGGTCCGCTGGGTGGCGGACCAATCCCCGGTCAAATTCATCGAAAAGTCGCGACGTGTCGGCATCTCCTGGGCTGAGGCGGCCGACGATACGCTCTATGCATCCGAAAAGGGATCCGGCGAAAAGCGGAATGTCTGGTACATCGGCTATACCAAAGACATGGCCCTCGAGTTCATCAACGACTGCGCCAACTGGGCGCGGGCCTACAACCTGGCAGCCTCCGTAATGGAGGAGTGCGAGGAGATCGACGAGGAAGAGGTCGGCGGCGTAGTCCTCGAAAAGAAGATCCTGGCCTACCGGCTCACGCTTGAATCGGGGTGGAAGATCACGGCCCTCTCCAGCCGCCCCACCAACCTCCGCGGAAAGCAGGGGCGCGTGGTCATCGATGAGGCCGCGTTCCACGACGATCTGGCCGGGCTCCTGAAGGCGGCGATGGCGCTCCTGATGTGGGGCGGCCAGGTGCGGGTCATCTCCACCCATTTTGGGGACACGAACGAGTTCAATTCCGTCATCCAGGACATCCGGGCAAAGAAAAAACCCTACAGTCTCCACCGCATCGACTTTGACGAGGCCCTGGCCGACGGCCTCTATAAGCGGATCTGCGAGGTCCTTGGCCGTGAGTGGTCGCCGGAGGTCGAGGCGGCCTGGCGGCAGGGCATCATCGATTCCTACGGAGACGACGCGGACGAAGAGCTTTTCTGCATTCCCAGCCAGGGCACGGGGACCTTCATGACCCGGGCATTGATCGAGACCTGCCTCTCCGCGGAGATCCCGGTCATCCGGTACGAACAGCCCGCCTCGTTTGCCGAGCTCGCGGACCATATCCGCTACGCCGAGGTCAAGGACTGGTGCGAGGAGATCCTGGAGCCGCTGCTGCGCGCCCTGGATAAGGAACGAAATTCCGTCGTAGGCGAAGATTTTGGACGCACGGGCGATCTTTCCGTATTCATCCCGCTCCTGGAGCAGCAAAACGCCAACTGGCGCGCGCCGTTCCATGTCGAGTTGCGGAACATCCCGTTTCAACAGCAGGAACAGATTTTCTATTACATCTGCGACCGGTTGAACCGCTTCCGCTATGCCGCTCTCGACGCCCGGGGAAACGGCCAGTATCTGGCCGAACGCGCCATGCAGCGCTACGGCGCCGGGCGGGTCGCCCAGGTCATGCTGACGGAGCAATGGTACAGGGAAAACATGTATCAATACCGGGCGGCGTTCGAAGACAAAACCATCCTGCTGGCCAAGGACGCCGACACCATCGAGGATCACCGTGCGTTCAAGGTCATCCGGGGCGTCGCCAAGCTTCCGGAAGTGCGAACCAAGGGGAAAGACAACAAAAAGCGCCACGGAGACGCCGGCGTCGCCGGGGCGATGGCCTGGTTTGCCGTGCATCAGGAATGGGGCGGCGGCCCGGTCGGATATGAATCCGTCACCCGGCGCCGTTTTGCCGGCGGCGACGGAGACGATGATTCTCCCGCAGGTTCATTCATGCAACGGGGGGCGTACTGATGGCAACGCTTTACGATCAATTCGGGCGCGAGATCCAGGTAGGCCGGCAGCCGGAGACCCGGGAGATCGCCGTCGCCGCAATCCGGGATCGATGGAGCAATTACCCGTCGGGCGGGCTCACCCCGCAGCGGCTGGCCGTCATCTTCAAGGAGGCCGACGCGGGCGATGTTTCCCGTCAGGCCGAACTCTTTGAGGAGATGGAAGAGAAGGATACCCATCTTTTCAGCGAGTTGCAGACCCGCAAAAACGCCGTCCACGGCCTGGATTATGAAATTACGCCCTATTCAGAAAGCGCCGAAGACAAAAAGATCCGGGATTTTGTCGCCGACTGCATTTTCAATCTCGAAAGTTTTGACGATGCCCTCCTGGACATGCTCGACGCGATTGGCAAGGGTTATTCCTGTTTGAAGAATTCATGGGATACATCCGGCGGTAAAGCGGCCCTGATCAGCCGTATCGAGTGGATCCACGCGAAAAAAGCAATTTTCTACGAGCGCGGCGCAAACATGTGGGCCAAGAGCTACGAATATCCGCGGATTCTGACGGAGGCGGAGCCGATCAACGGCGAGATGCTGCCACCGTTCACGCTCGTCTACCACCGCTACAAGGCCCGCTCCGGCTACGATACGCGCGCGGGTGTGCTCCGGGTTTGCGCCTGGATGTTTCTGTTCAAAAATTATGCGTTCAAGGATTGGGTGGCCTTCGCAGAAACGTTCGGGATGCCGCTGCGCCTGGGCAAATACAGCCCCGGAGCGACCAAGGAAGACAAGGACGCCCTGTATGCGGCGATCCGCTCCCTGGGAGTCGACGCCGCGGGAATCATCTCCCAGAATACGGAGATTGAATTTGTCGAGGCTGTCAAGAACGCCGGGTCGAACAACATCTATGAGTCCCTGGTGAACATCTGCGACAAACAGGTATCCAAGGCAATATTGGGCCAGACGGCGACCACAGAGGGAACGCCCGGCAAGCTCGGCAACGAGGATGCCCAGGACAGGGTCCGCCATGACCTGATCAAGGCCGATTCGGAGTCCGTCGGCAAGACAATCCGCCATCAGATCATCCGGCCCCTCGTGGGGTGGAATTTCGGCTGGGATAAGCCGCTCCCCTGGTTCAACCTTCTCTACGAAAAACCGGAGGACCTGGAAAGCCTGATGAAGGTTTACAAAGGCGCCTCGGATATCGGGCAGCCCATCTCCCAGGAACACGTCTCCGCGCGATTCAAAATCCCGCTCCCGCAAAAAGGCGAGACGGCGCTAAAGCCCTCGGCCCCGGCAGCCGGGCCAGGCGAAGGAAGTGATGTGCTGGCGGCCAAAACAAGGCCCGGGAGGGGCGATCTCCCCGAGGCGAGGGTGGTAGTGGCCAGGGCGGATCAAATCGCTTCTGGGGGCGATATAGACGCGGCCGATCTGATTTCCGACCGGCTTTCGGCGGAGGCCCAGGAAACAACGGATAAATTCATCGCGGCAATCCGCATTTTGGTGGAGGACCCGGGTGTCGGGGACCTCGCGGATCTGCGCGACCGGATCATCGGCCTGTGGGGCGATCTGTCCCCGGCGGACCTCGGCGCCCTGATCGCCCGGGCGACGGCGGTGGCGGAGATGGCAGGCATCTCCGATATTCACGACGAAACGGGGGTTTAGATGACCATTGAAGCCGTCTTTAACCTCCCCTTCGAAGAGCAGATCGCGTTCTTTCGCAAGAAGTTGAACGTTCCGACGCGCAAGTGGGACGATCTCTGGCACGCGCAACACGCCAAGGGCTTCATGATCGCCGGGGCGATGAAGGCGGATCTTCTGGCCGATTTCCGCGCCGCCGTCGACCAGGCCATCGCCGGCGGCGTGACGCTCGCGGATTTCCGGAAAGATTTTGACAACATCGTCGCGAAGCACGGATGGAGCTACAAGGGCGGCCGCAACTGGCGCTCCCGGGTCATCTACGACACCAACATCAGCACGTCGTATGCGGCCGGTCGCTGGCAGCAGCTCGCAGATCCGGACGTGACCAGATTCTATGGCTATCTCGTTTACCGTCACGGCGATTCGCGAGTGCCGCGGCCGATCCATCTCTCCTGGCACGGCATAACCCTGCCGGCTGGCGATCCCTGGTGGGGCACGCATTATGTGCCGAACGGCTGGGGCTGTAAATGTAAGATATTCGCGGCCACGAAAGAAGAGTGGCAGGCCGCCGGAGCTAAGGGGAAATCTCCCGACTCGCCGATCGACCCCGAAACCGGCGAGCCGGTCGGCATCGATAAAGGTTGGGGCTACAACGTGGGGAAGGCTTATGCGGAACAGACGCATACGATCCTGAGGAACGCAATCGCGCGCCTCCCCGATGACATCGCCGCCAAGCTGGCGGCGGAAATCGCGGCATATTCGGAGCCGGAAAATGGCTGAGATGGTCAGGATAAAAATCGACGACAGGCAGGTCCTGAACTCCCTGCAAGAGCTTTCGCGACGCATGGGAAATCCTGCGGCGGCCATGAAGATCGTCGGCGAGCGCATCCTGCTCCAGACCGAAGAGCGCTTCAACCGCGAGGGGCCGGCGCCGGACGGATCGCCCTGGCCGCCGTTGGCTGCATCGACCAGGCGCAGAAAGAAGCACCCGAAGATCCTGACGGAGTCCGGCCGCCTGCGGGGACGCATCCGGTATCAGCTTCTCGGCAATTCCACCCTGGTCGTAGGGTCGGCGGAGCCCTATGCGGCGATCCACCAGTTGGGCGGAGCGATTCATAAAAAAGCCCGCAGTGTGCAGGTTCGTCATCGGACAGATGCAAAGGGCAATCTGCTGCGGACGGATCTTTTCGGCGGCAAAGGGCTGATCTTCGCAAAGGGCAGTCACCGGCGTGTTTTGACGCGGCAATTCTCCGCCGGCGAGCACGATATCCGGATCCCTGCCCGGCCGTTCCTGGGGCTGAGCCGCGCGAACAGCGACGAAATCACCGGCATCATTACCGCGTACCTGATAAAGAGGGAATCATGAAGAATATTCTGGTCATACTCAAGGATCTCGCGGGCGTCGCGCCGGCAGAATTCCAGGTGCTCCCGGAAGGGAAAATCGAGATCGAGGGCATGGACCCGGCCTATATCGATGAAGCCGCGGCCCAAGCCGTGATCGCACATTTCAAGCGGCGCGGGAATGACATGGTGATCGACTATGAGCATCAGACCCTGGAGAATACCCAGGCTCCCGCCGCCGGGTGGATCAAGGATCTCGTCTGGAAGGGCGGCCAGGGGCTCTGGACCGTCGGACTGGACTGGACGGCGAAGGCCAAGGAATATTTGGCAAATCGCGAATATCGTTATTTTTCCCCGGTCATGGCCGTGGGAGCGGACGGTCGGGTTATGGGGCTGATCAATGTAGCCCTGACCAATAGCCCGAAAATAAACCACTTGCAGCCCATCGTGGCAAAGTACTGCGCCGCGGAGGCGCGAACAGACAAGGAGGAAAACATGAATTTGCTGGAAAAACTGCGGAAGATGTTCGGCCTGGCTGCGGATGACGGGGAAGACAAGGTCCTGGAGGCGGCAACCCAGGTTGTCGCGAAGGCGCAGGTCGGCGGCGCCGTCGTGGCCTGCAAGGAGGTCATGGAGGCGATCGGAGCGAAGGCGGACGCCGGCAAGGATGAGGTCGTCCGGATTATCGGGGCTTTGAAAGGACCGGCCGTCGTGGCCTGCAAGGAGATCCTGGAGGCCGTCGGCGCCAAAGAGGGCGCGAACAAGGATGAGGTCCTCCGGATCGTCGCCTCCCTGAAGGCGCCGGGCGACGTGGCCGTGCAGCTCAGCCAGCAAGTCGCGACGTTGACGGCCAAGCTGACCGCGATGGAGCAGCAGGATCTGGTGACGCTGGCCCTCAAGGAAGGCAAGACCAGCCCGGACGAGCTCGAAAAGTGGGGCCGCGATCTGGCGCTGAAGAATCCGGAATCGTTCAAGTTGATCGTGCTGTCGCGCCCGGTGGGCAGCGTGATCCCGGTGAGGGAGATCGTTATCGCGAAGGATGTTCCCGGCAGAGGCCTCGACGATTCGCAGAAAACGATCAACGCCATGTGCGGCGTCGATGAGGACACGTTCAAAAAGTACGGTCCGAAGGGGCAGTAGTCCGGTGGGTCGGTAACCAGGTAAAAAACTACACAACGTGGGCTGATGCCCGGAATTCAGGAGGAAAAAATGAAGAGGTTTATCGACAAATGGTTTGGAAGCATGGCGATCTTTTGCATCATGCTGTTCGTTTGCCTTTCCGCCGCGATGGCCGCAATTCTCGGATGGCAGGCAGGAGCGACCGGTCTGATGTTCGCCTTTGGCGCGCTCGCGGCGGATAAGAAACTTGAATACAAGGAAGGGGTGGAGGTGCCCGTGCCGGTCAAGACGGCGACCGAAATCTTCGCAGGTTCGTTCCTTTGTGTGGACGCGACGGGATGGGGCGTTCCCGGGGCCGATACGGCTGGGCTTATTTTCCAGGGCGTATCGAGGACCTACGTCCCGAGCACTTCCGGAAACGGCGCGGCCACCGCGATCGCCCGCCGCCGCGGTCTGATCAAGACGACACTGGGGACGGCGATCACCCAGGCCAATGTCGGCGACAACGTATTCCTCGTGGATGATCAGACGGTCGATCTGATCGGAAACGTCAGCAACGGGATCTTCTGCGGCGTGATCGCGGAATACGTCGATACGACTCACGCTTTTATCGACATCGAGCCGGCGATCAGACAGGCGGACGTGGCCACCCACATTGCCGACGGAAGCGGCGCCCACGCCGCCTCGGCGATCTCCTTGCTCGACTCGGGCAACTTCACCACAGCGGCCCAGGTGGAAGCCGCCCTCGCGGAGATCTACCAGCACCTGAAATCCGCCAAGGGAATCATCAATATTCCCACGCCGGCTATCGATTCCGCCGGGGTTGCCCTGGCGGCGTTCGTCAGCGCGGACAGCGTCACCGGCGGCTACTGCGTAACCGCCAAGGGGCTCGGCATCCGGTGGAACAACCACGCCACCCCCGGCCCGCCGGTAGGCATCAAGGTGGCGGTGCCTCCCGAGGCGGACATTACCGCCAACATGGTGCTCCACATCCTGGCGGCCAAGACCGGGGCGACGGCGACGGACCTCCCGAAGTTCACCGTCGGAGTCTACAACAACGTAGTGGGCGCGGCTTATGACGCCGACGACGATTTCGGCGGGGATACCGACGCGATGACGAACGCCGTGGCGAAAACAATCCAACACGTGACGCGGACCCTGGCGCTTGCGGATCTCGCCGCCTACCCCTCGGCGATCGAGCTCACCATCAAGCCGAAGGACGGGACGCTCACAGATGATGACGTGATCATGTTCGCCGCCTGGATCGAATACAAGAAGAAGATCCTGACGTCGTAACTTCCCCGTTAGCGGCCGGGTGCGGAGCGCCGCGCCCACACCATAAACATTCAGATTAAAGGAGGAATTGAACATGATCATCAATCAGGCAGCGATTGCCGGAATCTACGGCACGTTCAGCACCATTTTTAACCAGGCCCTGGATAAGGCCGAAAGCATGGTCGATCTGATCGCCATGCGCGCTCCCTCTGCGGGGGCGTTTGTGGACTATACCTGGCTCGGCTCTCTCCCGATGATGCAGGAGTGGCTGGGAGATCGCGTCATAAAGGATCTCTCCGCTCACCATTACGTCGTCCGGAACAAGCGGTTCGAGGCGACCGTAGCGGTCAATGCGGACCACATCGAGGACGATCAAATCGGAATTTATACCCCGATGATCGCCGAACTGGGGCGGGGCGCCAAGATCCATCCCGACATTCTGGCGTTCGCGCTCCTCGCTGCGGGGTTCTCGACCCCCTGCTATGACGGTCAGTATTTCTTCGACACCGACCACCCGGTCAAGGGGGCCTCCGTATCGAACACCGGCGGCGGCGGGGGCAATCCCTGGTTTCTGCTCGATCTCTCCCGGTATATCAAGCCGGTCATCCTGCAGGTGCGCAGGCCGCCCCGCTTCGTGGCTCAGGATCGGCCGACCGACGAGCGCGCTTTTATGCGGAACGAATACGTGTATGGCGTGGATGACAGGAAGAACGTTGGGTTTGCCCTCTGGCAGCTCGCGTACGGTTCGAAGGATACACTCAGCGAGGCCAACTATATCGCGGGAGGCGATGCGATGAGGGCGCTGAAAAACGATGAGGACGTTCCCCTGGGCATCTCGGCCACCCACCTGGTAGTGGGCGGCACAAACAGGACCGCAGGGATGGAGATCGTCGAGAAGATGAACAAGACCGGCGGCGAATCGAATATCTGGTACAAAACGACCCAGCTTGTCGTTTGTCCCTGGCTGTTATAACGGGGAACCGCGCCACCAGGGACAGAGTTGAAAAGCTGTCTCTGGTGGCCGCGATGAGCCCTATTGAAAGGAGACTCACATGATTCGAATCAAAAGCAAACAAGCCGGCTTCCGGCGCTGTGGGATAGCCCACGCGGAGAAAACGGTTGAATATCCGGACGATAAATTTACCCCCGAGCAGCTCGCAATCCTCAAGGCCGAGCCGATGCTGATTGTCGAGGTCGTCCCGGCAAAGACGAAAGAGTCTGCCCCGCCGCCTTCCGAGCCGCTCCCCGCACAGGCGATGGAGGAAAAAGCGGCTGAAATCGGCAAAGAACCGGTCAAATCCGGCAAGAAAGGCAAACGGTAATGCCCGAGTTCTACTGCACGAAGGACGACATCCTCAAACAGGTCGCCGAGACTGTGCTCATTCAGTTGACGGACGACGCCAATGTCGGCGCTGTCGATGACGCCATCGTTGAGCAGGAAATCGAGAATGCGGCCGGAGAAATCAACGGGTATTGCGCCGAGAGATATCCGGTTCCGCTGTCGCCCGTGCCGCCGATCATCAGGAAATTTTCCGTAGACATCGCCATCTATAACCTTTTTGCCCGGAGGAAAGGCGCCTCCGATGACCGCAAGGCGCGTTATGACAACGCCATCCGGTTTTTGCGGAATGTGAGCAGCGGGCGAGTAAGTCTCGGCGCTTCGGCGCCCGAGCCGGTCACCACCACCGACAGCGTGGCAATGGAGAGCGGAACCCGTATTTTCACCCGGGATAAAATGCGTGGTTATTGAAAATGAAAGCTTTGTTGTCGGCAATCAAGACGGCGTTGCAGGAAAGCGAAGATCTCGATTACGTGCGCGATGCCGACGTCTTCATTACCGAGAACGAATTGCTCATCCCTGAATCGCTTGTGTTCCCGGCTATCGGGATTAAGGACGGGCCGATCTCCTACGCGGTGGCCACGCAGAGCCAGGAAAACGATACGCTGCGCGTCAAGGTGATTCCCTACGTGCAGTTGGCAAAACCCGAGGCGGCGATCATGGGCGATGAATCCGCCGAGCTAAAAGGGATTCTCGATGTGGCCGCCGATATCAGGGGAATTCTCAAATCGAACAGGCTGGACGGCATTGTGGATTCCGCATGGCCGGAGAGCGAGACGGAAAGCGAGATCCTGGCGGGCGAGGAGATCGAAGGAATTCAGATGAAAATCATCAGCATGCGCTACGAACGCTATTGAGCGCCGGCAAAAGGAGGTCGTTATGTCGTTAGGCAAAGGTTTTGAAGGCATTCTGGGTGTAGTCAAAGAGCCCGCATACGGCACGGTCGCGGCCGTCACGAAGGCGATCCCGTTCGTCTCCGAAAATTTCGGCAACGATCTGGAGAAGCACATGGACGAGGTGCTCCGCGGCAAGGCGGGGCAGGGGTCGTCTGTAGCGGGGAACAAGATGTTTCCGTTCACGATTCCGTGTAAGCTGACCTACAGCGATCTCGATCTCCTGATTGCGATCGCCCTGGGCGCGGCGGCGGCGCCGTCGGCCAACGGCGATCTCTACGACGGCATGTATTCACCGGCGGAAAATCTCTCCTATTCATACACGGCGGCCGTCTACAAGGGCGTCTCGGTCTGGGAGTATTCGGGCAATAAAATCGACACGCTGAAGATTTCCGGCGAGGCGAACAAGCCCCTCGATATCGAGGTGAGCGGCGCCGCGAAATCGCTGTCGCTGGCATCGGCGACCAATACCTCCGTGATCATGCTTGCCCTGGACACGGACGATGTTGCGTCGAAAATCATGTTTTCCGACCTGGAATTCAAGATCGCCGCGCAGGCGTCCGCCCTCTCCGGAGTCACCGAGGCGGGGATCAGCCAGTTCGATCTCACGGTCGGCAACAAGCTGAAGCTGGACGATTTCGACAACCGCGCCTTGACCATCCTGGAGCCGCAGCGCAACGGGTTCCGTGAGGTGAAATTCAACTTCACCGTGCCGCGGTACGAAGCCGACACCTATCTGGGCTGGCGGGACAACGACACGGCATTGCATGCCTCCCTGACCTTCACCTCCGGGAGCTATTCGTTCGCCATTCACCTGCCGAAAATCAAGATCGATAAGGCGGATGCGGCGATCGGCGGCCCCAGCCTGATCCAGCAGAAGATCCAGTGCTCCTGCTACAGGGATCCGGGGAGTGTTTCGGCGAGTTTCACGCTGACCGACGAAATCGAAATCGCGGTCACCAACGATACGGCCGCGTCGCCGCTGGTATAAACGGAGGGCAGCATGTCGCAAGGAGCCGGATTCAGTTCAAAAACGGCGTGGAAGCGCGAGGCGCTCCAGTCCGATTATGGAACCCCGTCCGCCTGCGGAGCGGGAAATCAGGCCCCGCTGATCAGTGAATCGTTGAATCCGGATCTGACCAAGGAGCCGGACACCACGATCCGCAACAAGGCCGGCGCCGGACAGGCGGACGTCACCGGGAAAGGCGTCCAGGGCGGAATCGAGATTGAGGCGGTATACCGCGGGATCGAATCTATTTTTTCCTCTGCTCTCGGATTTTGCAACTACAGCGGCTCCCCGGCGACGATCGCGGCGGGGGTTTACAAGCATACCGTCGAATTAGGGGAAAACCTCCATGCGGAAAGTTGGGAAGCCGGCGACGGCGTTTTGGCGAATTCCGGGTTGCTGGCCGGAGACAAGAAAGTCCGCCGGGGCACGCTTTGCATCGACAAGGCGATATCGATTTGGGAGCACGCCTCCGCCATGATCCAGACCATCACGATCAAGGGCGATTCCAAGGGCGTCCGGATCGCGCTGGACCTGGCGCCATACGCGCTCGACCGGGCCAGCGCGGTGAACGTTTCATCCGCCGCATGGGACATTCCCGGGACGGATTGGCTCTCCATCCTCTTTCAGGATCTCGTGCTCTGGATCGGCGACTATTCAACGTCGACGGCGCTCGATTCGTCGAATGCGATCGGGGTCAACGCCTTTGAAATCAAGCTGGAAAACAAGCTGAAAATCGAGCGCGACAGCCTGTCCGGCCTCTATATCGCCGAGCCCCGGCGGGAGGCAAAGCGCATCGTAACCGGATCGTTCGCCATCCCGCGCTACGAAAATGATGATTTTCTGGACGACCTGGACGACCAGGCCGCGAAAATGGCGATGCTGAAATTTACGGGATCCCAAATCGGGGTGACCGGGCATTATCGCACCCTGTGGATTTGGCTGCCCATGATCCGGTTCGACAAGGTCGACGCCCCGGTCAAGGGCCCCACGCTGATCCCGGTGACCTGCACGTTCACCGCGGAGCTGTACGGCGGCGATGATGTGCCGGAGCCGGCGGGATTTCCGACTCAGGCGAGAAAAGAGCTGCTGATCCAGATCCAGAACGATTTGGCCACAAACCCGATGACCACATAAGGAGGAAACGCAAATGCCGATACAGATTGTCCAGGATGATGAACGATTGACCTACGAAAACGCCGGGTCGAAGATTTTTTATCGCCGAATCTCCACCGCCAAGCGCAGCGCGATCGTCCGAAAACATACGAAGCGCGGAAAGACCGACTGGAACGCGGTTACAAGCGATCTGGTCACCGCGGCAATCATCGGCTGGAGCAATGTCCAGGTGAAGGGGAAGGATGTCCAATACGATCCGGACCTGGCCCTGAAGCTGCCCGAGGAGGTCCTCAGCGAAATCGTGGCCCTGACCGGCGGCACGGGCGAAGACGAGGAAAATGGAGATCCTGAAAAAAACTGAGGGATTTCCTCTCCTGGGAGCTGGCGCACCGCGATTCCTGCGTGGCCTGCCGCTCCAGGTATGAGGAGGATGATCGTGATCCGCCATGCGACGAAAAAGGGCATTGCCCCACAGGCGCGGTCGAGTTGCTTCCGGAGAATGACCAGGCATATGACCTGTATAAGAAAATCAAGCTCCTCGGGGCCGAAACGGTTTTTGGATTTTCGGAAATGAAGTTGAGCGCGTTCGAGGCGGAGACGCTCCTCGAAAAGATGTTTCTGATCGCGTCCATTATCGCGGAATGGGAGGCGGCGCAAAAGCCGCAGACAACATAAAAACGGGGATTGAGGCCGGCAACGGCAAGGCGGCCGAGGAGGAAACATGGCAAGACTGACTATCATATCGAGCACTCCGGTGAACGTCGCGACGCTCGCCCTGTTCACCCAGGACGAGGACCTGAAACCCACGGCGTCTACGTTCAACGGCGCGTCCGGCCGGACGATCACCCACAACTACGGTCACCAGAATTACCAGGTGATTGTGAACCCCACGGCCGATGCCGGAGGGTTTCTGGGCGAGGTCTGGTTTTCCAAGGCCAACAACACGGTGGTGATCTACAACAGCGGAGCCGCGGTGACCGCGTTTCACTACACGATCATCCCGCACGCATAAAGGAGGGGTTGGACGATGGCTGAGAAACTACCCAAAATAACGATCATGGAAGGCGGGCTGGTCCAGATCGCCGCCTTTGACTGCTCCCTGGGCCGCGTCGCGAAACAGACGATCGACGTTTCGACCCGGGCCGGCGAAACCGTCCGGATCTGGCTCGACGACAACAAGAAATACTCCATGGATCCCCATCGCGATCACTACTGGCAGATGGCCGAATTGACGGTTCCGGCGAGGCAGTTCTCCGAGACGGAATCCGTCGACGGGGACGGAAAGCCGGCGATCGTCCGGGAGCCGATCCCGGTCGACCTGGCCAGCGTGGAAATCCTGGCCTGGGAACTGCCGGCATAACGCGAGGATAGCATGGGCACCAACGCCAACACCATACAACTGGTCCTTGAGGTAGACGACCGCGGCTCCGCAAAGGTGACGAAGTTTTCGTCCAATTTGACGGACCAGGTGAAGCAGATGTCTACCATCTCCGCGAGTCGCGTGCGCGATCTGGCAACCAGCTTTCAGGATAAGTTGGGTGGATCGGTCGAGCGGGTGAAAAATAGCGTTTTGAGCCTGAAGACGCTCGCGATGACCGCGTTTGTCGGATGGGGCGTGGAACGCCTCGCCGCAGGGTTTGTGGAAACCGGCGCATCGATGGACAAAATGAAACTTTCCCTCGATACGGTTACCAAAGGCGACGGCGAGGCCTGGTTCAAGCGGCTGAACGAGTGGGCTATGGTCATGCCGGTCAACACAGAGAAGGCGATCCAGTCATTCATCATGATGCGGGCGATGGGGCTGAAACCGTCGATCGCCGACATGACCACGCTTGTGGACACCACATCCGCCCTCGGCGGCCAGTCCGACACGCTGGAGGGCATCGCCCGGGCGCTCGGGCAGATTCAGTCGAAGGGCCGTGGCAGCGCCGAAGAACTCATGCAGCTCGCTGAGCGCGGCGTCCCGGTGTTTGAGATCCTCAAGGAAAAACTGGGACTGACGGGCGCCCAAATCCAGGATATCGGCAACCAGTCGGTCAGCGCGGGAACGATCATTAAGGCTGTGATGGAGGGTCTGGCGGAACGTTTCGGCGGCCAATCCGATAAGATTCAGAAGAAATACGCCGGTCTGATGGAAGCGATCAAGGGATATTGGACGGAATTTCAGCGCCGCGTCATGGATTCGGGAGTAATGACGGCCCTGGAAGCCGGGATGACCAATTTCACGAGCAAGATGGACGATATGATCAAGGATGGGTCGTTTCAGACGTGGGCCGACGATCTTGCCTCCCGCGTCGTTGCGTCATTCAAGAAAATCACGATGGCCGCCGCGGGCGTATATGACTGGTTCGCCGAATATGTGCCGAAAGTGGGCGAATATCTCTCCGGGTTGTGGGGCGCGTTTTCGTCTCTCCCCGAGTGGGTGCGCGACGGCGGTTTGATCGGAGCCTTTATCTACGGGAAAAAGGGGGCGGTCGTTTTGACCGCGGCAATGCATCTGTTGCAGACCGTGCGAAATTCAGCGGCGGGGCTGGGCCTGGTCGCGTCCGGCCGGTTGAAGTTTGGGGAATTCGCATCGATGGATAGAAAATCCCTGGCGGATTACCTCGCCAAATTCAATATGGAAAATCCGCAGGTAAGCGCCGGCGCCGCCTTGAACATTCCCACAGCGCCTTCCGGAAGCGCCACCGCAAAGATGCAGACATTTTGGGAGGGGTTGGAAAGCGCGATCGCCAAAGCCAAGGCCGTGGCGGCGGGCGCGACGGGATCCATCGCCGCCGATGCCGAGGTTGGCCTGCGCAATGTCCAGTCGGTTGCTGCTGTGAGCGTGAAGGCCCAGGCCGATGCAATTTTAAAAGTCGCGGAGCAGGATAAGAAGAGTCTGCAAGAGCGTCTGCAGAGCTATGAATCGTACTACGATTCCCTGAAGGGCATGATCGAGAAGAACGCGGAGCAGGAAAAGAAGCATATTGAAGAGTTGAACGCCCTTTACCGGCAGCGGGCGGACCTGCAGAAGAGCACCGCCGGGCAGATTCGGAGCCTCCAGGAGATCGGCATGACGCCCGGGCAGAAATATCAGTCTCAAAAAACGGCCATCGACGATCAATATATGGCGGCGCTGAAGCTCTCCGGACAGGAACAGATCAAGGCCCTTGAGGAATACAAGCAGAGTCTGGTCTCGTTTGGCCAGAGCTGGAGCCAGGGCGTGACCGAGACCGGGCAAAACATCGTTTTCGGGACGCAAACCAATACCATCATGACCGGGAAGAGGATCGTCGATTCCGTCATCTCGGACATCGAGGCGGCCACAAATTTGCAGAGGCAGGCCCTGGACGGGCTCGCCATCGAAAAACAGAAGCAGATCGAGGCCGATCGCGCCTGGGGCGACGTCCTGAAACAGTCCGCCGAAGAAGCCGTGGCATCGATCCGGAGCATCCAGAGCGTCATCGCGGAGCTGGAGGCGCAGATCGCCGCCATGCAAAAAGTCGTCACGATCAGCGGCAACGACCAGGTTACGCCGGTCGTAAACGATATTTCGATGGCGCTGGCCGGCCTGCATGACAAGACGATCAATATCACGACGATTTACCGATCCATCGGCGGTTCGGGCGGCGGCGAATTGATCCTGCCGTCGCAAACGGCGGCTGCCGGCGGCGAGTCCCCCATCGCCTCCTATGCAACCGGCACGCCCTACGTTCCCCGCACGGGCCTCTACCGCCTCCATCAGGGCGAAATCGTGGTGCCGGAGCAGGCATCGGCCCAGATCCGCCGGCAGAGCGTGCTGCGCGGCGGCGAATTGATCCTGCCGTCGCAAACGGCGGCTGCCGGCGGGGAGTCCCCCATTGCCTCCTACGCGACCGGCACGCCCTACGTTCCCCGCACGGGCCTCTACCGCCTCCATCAGGGCGAGATCGTGGTGCCGGAGCAGG